TATAGTCTTGTTTAATGTATTGTCTTGCTTCTTCTAAACTCGTAAATTCTGTTTCAATACCATTTATCAAAATCGTATCGTCTTCAGTTCTTTCGATTAACTGAAGATAGGATCTAACACTTTCAACGATATCAGATCGTTTTAGAGATTTTGTAAATTCGTAGTAGCGCATTACTCTTCCGTAGTAGGTTCTGTGGCTTCTTGTTCTACTGATTGCATAAACATACTCTGTGCAACATCTTGGCGCATTGTATCTAAACGAGTAGATAACTTTTCTGCCATTGCATTTGCAAACGCATTTTCTGTTTCAAGGGCATCGCCAGCTGAAATTGCTTGGACTAAATTTTGTACTGCTTCACTCATAATATTCTCCTATTAATTTGGCCAAGTACCAGTTTTTAATTTGGTAACTTTACCTTTGCTCTGTTGTGTATCTTGTTCTGCTTCATCATCAGCTTCTTGTTGATCTGGAGCAGCTTGATCTTGCTGAGGTTGTTGCGCTTGTGCATCTTGTTGCTGTTGTGCAGCTTGTTGTTGCTGGGCTTGCGCATCCATCATTGGTTGTTGCATTGCCTGTTGGATTTCTCCTTGAACAGTTGCTTGCTGCACTAAAACTTGTTGTTCTTTATCCATTTGTTTCTGGATATCTTTAATTTCTTTATCATCCAAACGAAGAATGTTTTTCTTAACCCAGTCTTGTGAATAATATTTACCAACATATGGATCTACAGTTTGTAGCAATCCCATTCTGGCTTGCATAATTTCACTGTCACGGAGTTCAGCGTAGTTATTATCTTCAATGTAATCGTATTTAATATTAACACGAAGATCATCCCATTCATCTGGGCGGATAATACCTTTGCAGATTAACTGAACACGAAGTGCGTGGCTAAACAATGCATTAAATTTCTTACGAAGTCTAACGATAAATTTGTTAAACTTAACTTCATCACGAGTAATCTCTTGTGAACGACCAATACTGAAACCAGAAGACTGTTGTAATCTGCTAATTGGTACATTCAATGAGTGGAATAATTTGCCTTGGAAGTATTCAATATCTTGAATCTCACCTAAGTTTTGTCCACCTGGAAGTGTAGTAATCTCAGTACCTTTACCACCTTCACGACGAGGCATCCAAAAATCTTCCATCATAGAAAGATGTTTACGATCGTCACGAGTTTCGCCAGTTGTCGCATCATAAACAATCTTGTTACGGAACTTATTCATAATGTCCGTTACATACTGCTCTGCTTTCAACTTAGGTAAATTACCTACATCAACATAAAAAATTCTTCGTTCAGGCGCACGGCTGATACGATAGATGACAAGGGAATCCTCGATCATCTTTAATTGGTTCACTGGTTTAATTGCCTTATGAAGATAAGACATTGCCATACCAGTATTTGGATCTACATATCCTGATGGAACATAGACCACTGAATCAAGAGCCAGTTTAACACCATGTGTTGTTTGCTCTGTAATTCCTTTGTCATTGTAAAGATAGTATTCTTCTACTTCCTTTACAACTTCAACACCTTGTGGTGTTCTTTCTTTTTTGATATTCTTAATACGACGAATCTTACGAGGATCGATGTATCTTAATTCTTGAATACCATCTTTAACTCTTGTTTCATCGATAAGGATTTGATAATATAACCTTCCGTCAATATACCATGCACGGAAAGTTTCATGTGCTCGTTCATCGAACTTTAATATACGAAGTACATTATCAAACTCTTCACGAATTTTAGTTTTAATATTGTCTGAAACTTTAACTTCGTCAAGAACAATCTCAACGGATTTATGTGTTTCATCAGCCACAATGGCTTCATTAACAATATCTTCGATCGCACCATCACAATCACTATACTGTGCCACCTCACGGTAGCGACGGATCAAATCATTTTCATTCTTGATAACACCTTCAAGATCCATGACCATACCGTAGTATCCACCAGCATTTACACCAGTGTTTACTACGGTTGCGCCTGTCTCATTAGGGCTAGGGGGAACTACACTCGGTAGTTGATCCCCTTCCTTACGCTTTATCTCAAATCCAAATAATTGCATTATGTAATAACCTCAGTTAATTATTAAAGTGGGAAACTACCAACTGGAGTATCAATAGAAACATTGACACCGAAGCCAGCAGCTGCACCAGTAGCAGATGTAAAGAAGTTGTATTGGAACTCTACATCAAACTGTTCAATTGCATTTTGTTGCTCGTAATCTAAACCGATTGCAGAAATTGTTGTTGGGAATGCATCAACAAACTTGTAACTCTTGATAATTGCACCATTGCGATCTAATTGGTGAACAGATAAGTCAACTTGGTAGTCAGTAGGATTAGTACGACCATTAGTTGTATTATAATTCTGGATACCAGATTGCCATTGCTCTAGTGCATTACGGATACCAAAAGTTGTATCGTTGTAAACTGTTACAGTCCATGGTTGGAATGTTCTTTCACCAGCAAAGTTAACTGGGCGACCACGATACAAGACTGGTAGAGTCTCGATAGTGGAAGCAGGTAATTGAGCAGCTTTACATAAAAACTGCGCTCTTTGTCCTGCAACTACACCCAATGTAACATATGAAGGGAAGGTTAATTCAACACGGAATTGATTCGGGCGAGCACCGCCACCAATCATCTGCGCTTTGAAATCAGCAATATTTGCCATTTAATTCTCCTTATGTTCTTATCTATTTATCTTGAATTACGCACCGATTTCTGAGAAGTTAATCGCAGAACGAGCAGCAACGAAATTGAGAGTGATAAAGTTGATAGAACGATTTGGCTTAACGAAGATATCAGCAACGAATTCGTTACGATCGATAACTTCACCTGTGTTGTTAGATTCATCGCACTTAACAACGAAATCAGTAATACCACGACGACCTTGGACATCACGGAGGAATGGCTCGACTAAGTTCTTAAACTGTGCACGAGTAAATCCATCGTTGAATTCAAACAACTGGAATTTCGCAGCAGTGGCAATCGCTTTTTCCATAACAATGAATAGGCGACGAACATTAATACGATCAAACGCACTTGGTTTAGCCAAGAGAGTCTTATCACCAAACAAGACAGTACCTTCACCTGGGAATGTAACAACAGGGTTGACACCAGACTTGTACAGCATATCTCTTTGTGTTTTGCTTGGATTGAATGCCAATTTAACAACATTCTTAATTTGACCACGATTTAGACCACCTGGAGAGAACCATGGATCGTTAGTGTAGTCAGTACGAGCGCAAAGACCACCAACATCACCATTCAATGGTACATAACGGTATTGGTCGTTGTAACGATCATATTGATACTTATAACCAGAGTCAAGAACTGCATAAGAAGTAGATGGCAATGCATCACGGTATGCAATAATTGCATTCTGTTCAGTAGAAGTAGAACCAATGATTGGATCGGCAGTAGAAGTACTTTGTGGAGATACGAACGCTACGCAATCTAAACGAGTTTCGCAGATGTTATTAATAATGTATGTTGCTGTTGCAGCAGTTGCTTTACCAGCAAGAATTAAACTAACATCATACTGTTCAGCATTAGCAAACAATGCAAACGCAGATTGTAATTCACCATCAGTTGGTACGAAATCATCAGTACCACCAGCTAGAGAAATTGCAAGAGGTGCAGTTAATAATTTGAAACTTGCAGATGCTGCAGTAGTACCCCAAGAAGTAGTACCAGTAACAGCAGTAGGATGATCCATCCACCAGATGTACTCTGAACGAGCATTCAATACACTTTTGTAGTAGTTATTAGTGCCATCAGATTTCTTAGCATCAGATGCTTTGGAAACATAAGCAAATTTTTCTAAGATAGTGTTTTGTGCACCAGAGATTGCTCCATCTTCATCTATAATGATAATGTGCATTTCATCTTGAGTACCACCAACGCTAGTAGCGTATGTAGAAGTTCCTGGAGCAGAATCAAATTCATCTTTGTATGTCCAAGTGCTAAATCCAGCAGAGTCACACACAGCAACTTTTAAAGAGTTACCAAGAGTTCCTGGATATTTTGCAGCGAATGAACCAACAATACCAGCACCATTTACAAAACTAGTATTGTATGTTTCACCATTGGTAATCTTTAAACCAGCAACTGAAACTGTAGAAGACAAAGTAGCAGTAGTTCCAGATGGAGGAGCAGCAACAGTAATAGTTGGTGCAGAAGAATACCCAGTACCAACAGTAGTAATTGCTGCAGCACTGATAGTTGAAGAAGCCACAGTAACTGAACCAGCAACAGCATTACCTGCTGAGAATGTAGCAGTTACAGTACCTTTGTATCCAGATCCACCAGCAGAAACAGTAATAGAAGCCACTGATTGATTTGATGTCACTGAATATGTTAGACCAGTTGGAGTACCAGCCTCAGTAACAATTGCTACATCACCTGTGGTAGTTAAAGTGAATCCTGTTACAGAAGCACCAGAACCAGTGATAGCAGAAACTTTATATGTTGTTCCAGTTGTATAACCAGTAATACCGCCAGTACCACCAAGTGTACCAGTAATATTAATTGTGCTACCAACCACCAATGTAGTTGCAGTACAAGTAAATTGACCGCCAGTACCAGAAATAGCAACACCAGAAATAGTCGGAGCAGATAACACGGCAGTAAATGTCGCACCAGTTCCACCAGATGGGGCAGAAAGTGTTACTGACGGAGCAGTAGCATAACCAGATCCGCCAGAAGAAACTGCAACAGCAGTAATAGCACCACCAGAAAGAGTTACTGTAACAGCAGCTTGTGTGCCACCATCAATATTAGGTGCAGATACTGTAACAGCAGGTGCTGCAGCAGTAGAAGAGTAACCAGAACCAGCAGCACTTACAGTGACAGTACCAAGACCGCCAGTTGTAGTCGCAACCGCATTCAAAGATCCAGCGTCTGCACGAACTAGTAATAGATTATTTGTATAAGATAGGAAGTTCGCAGCTGTGAAAAAGGATTGGAAATTACTATCGTTTGGCTTACCGAAGCGACGAACTAAATCGTTCTCCGAGCTAACTGTCACAGGCTCCAATACTGGACCCCATGGAAATACTCCAGCAAAAGCACCAATTGATGATGATACTGCTGGAACGATAGAAGTGAAATCTTTTTCTACGACTGCAACGCCTGGAGATAATTGGAACGGCATTGTGTTTCTCCTTGTTAATAAGTTTACCTAGACAATTTCATGTCTACATTTTATTTAGTTTTTACACGATTTCTAGAAGTTTAATGGAGCCTTTTCAGGTTTCCCGTCTTCATAGAATCCGAATGGTGTTAATTCTTCTTCAATCGCCTGCATTTGCTTAGCGTACATTATGTTTCGTAGATTAACATTATTTAGGTCTTTAAAATAACTGTTAGTTGTAAGCCATCCGAACAGTACCAGAGGCATTACTAAGTCATCATGATAACCTTCGTCAGCTTCATATGAACCCTTCTTCTCAATAAAAGTCGAAATTTCAGAGATCGTATCAGCATCATTTATAATAAGTTTGTTTTCCTCAACGAGTGCTTTAAAGTTATGACACCCAATTCGTTTGATCTTTTTATCGGTATTGACACCCAACTGTGTTTTACCTCCACCAAAACCACCTGAGACAGTTTGTCCCAAAGCGTGTCTTGTAACCATCAATATATTTTCGTATTCCATCTCAGAGTATAGGATGTGAGCAACCTGTTCTGAGATGTTAATTTCCAATAATACCCATGCTTGGTTGTAGTCTGTACCGATCTTGTAAATTACATTTGGATACAACAACGGACTAATTTCATTATTACGATACTTCGCAACGATTCTGTAGGGAACCTCCGTAATATCAATAACTTGGAATGCTGAATAATCCCCACCAACACCTTTAGCCACATCGCAGACCATACAATAAGTATGACCAGCCTGTGG